TTTGTTAGGTATTTCGCTATCAAAAAACGGAAACGTAGTAGCATCCCAAGAACATTTTACGTCTAAAAGTATTTCTTTAGTGTTTACGTCAGGCACACCCGTTATATAGTCGTTTTCAAAGCGTTCTTCGTTCTTGTAAATAAAGCCTAATTCTAACATTTCGTTGACAAAACTTATAGCTTCGTCTTCTACTTGATTTCCTTTGTCCGTGTATCTACTCCAAAATTCTTTGCGTATGCCGTAGGTGTGTTCTAAAACAAGTTCCTGAATGTAAGTCTTAGCAGTCTGCGAAAGGCTCTCCCCCTTACTTCGGGGGGTAGCCATTAGTTTACCTATTTGTGATGCGCGTATTTTCATAACTTAGTTATTGTTGCTAGTTGGGATGCGTCTAAGTCAAACTTTTCTATAAGTTGGTCTATGTCATATTCACCGTTTTTAATTGCTTCAATAGCTTTAGAAAAACGTACATCGTCAATTTTATTTTTCTTTTGTTTAGGTTCGTGTTTTTCTACCTTTACTTGTTCGCCTCCAGCGTCCGTGTCTTTGTCCGTTACAAGTCCTAAAGCAGAACTTAACGCATACCTACGAAAGTATGTTACACCACTACCAAAAGACTGAAAGTCATTCATACCTTTTAACTGAACGTAAGGAATTAACGTACTGCTTTCTAAACTTTCACCGCTTTCAACGTGGAAAAGTATTGTTACTAAGTAGTGACGTTCTTCGTTAGTATTGATTAACTGCGTAAAGCCTAATCCGTGTTTTTGTAATAACGGGTTAATCACTTCAAAGATTTTCGGTAAGTCAGCGTATGAATACCCGTAACCTTGTGTTGCCTTGTGTACTACTGGCACTTCTTGTTGGAACGATGCCAACGCTTTAAATAAATGTTTCATAATAAATTGTTTTAATTATAAGCAAATCTAATCATTATATTTTAATATACACCTATTTATTTTATTTTTTTTGCTTCAAGTATAGAAATAAGTGCGTAGGTCTTTGTAGTTCTATGGTTTTGTTCGAACTCAGTAGTCTTAGGCATTCTATTATCCGTAATAAAATTAGGTTCTATTATAGATAAATCAAATACATAGATCCCTTCAGGTGTTGAATTTATGTATAATGGTTTGTAGTTCGTGTTTATGTAAGAATTTATTAAAGCGAAGTATTTGTCTTTTTCTAAGATCAATTCGGTGTAGTGCTTGTTCCTACATTTTAGTTCGATTCGATATTTGTATTTGTCGCTTGTGCAGTCCCATCTACTAAACTTGTCTTCGGAAGGTTTTAAGTCTGCTATGTAGTTATCCTTTAANAATTGTAAAAGTTCGCCTTCATTCATATTCTTTTACTTTTTTCTTGTAGGTTTCTATTATTTCTTTTAGTTCCTGCAATCGTAAACTTTCGTGTTTCGTTAGCTTCGGCTTCTAATTTTGTTAGTTCGTCTTCGCCTATTTTCTTAATTAAGTTAGCACGGTAGTTAATTAGGTTGCCACTCAGGAACGTATTGCAATGTTCACATTGTAAGTTTACATTCCTTTCGTCAAATCTTACGTTGTAGTGGTTATTTGCGTTTAGGTAGTGTCCAGCGTTTTCTTTTTTAGGTGGTTTTCCGCAGCTTATACATACGTTGCCTTTGTCCCTTAGTCTTATATACTTGTTAAATATTTGTTGGGCTATTTTTAGGTAGTCTTGTAAAGTCATTAGGTCATCCTTCATTTTAGCTTTCGTCTTTTTCCAAGTTTTAACCTTAGCTTCTTCTACNAAAACACGAACACANGCGTCTTTAAAGCAGTACTTTTGTAAGAACTTTACGGGTTCAAAGGTTTCTTTGCAGTTTTTACACCTCATAACGTAACGTCTTTAAATTGTATTTCTTTTCTTAACATTTCTATTTCGTGTTTTAGTTCAAGGTTCAAAAGTTCTAACCTAAATAAACTTTTATTNGCTACTCGGTATTCNGTTTCTAATTCTAAAAAAACACGATGCACTTCTTTAACGTCTTTTAGACTGGCAGACATACTTACTATTAAGTCAGTTCTATTNGGNTGCTTTTCTTTTATTTCGTCTAACGATAGACTTATTTTAGCGTGTAGCANTCCTATTTGTACGCTTGTTTTTAGTAGTATTAAATCTTCCATAGTTAAAAAGGTAAATCGTTGTTTCTTAGTTTTTCGCTTGTAGACATTAAACCGCTACTTATTCGTGTTTGTGTAGGTGGTTTAGGTCTTACGTCTTTTAATGGGTCAGCACTTTGAATAGTAAAGCCTAACCCGCTGTTGAAGTCACACATTACAAATTCGTCTATTCCGCTAATTTGTCCTCCCGTGTCCGTGTCTTTTACTTTTTCTACACTTAGCAAAGTTACATATTTCATAGATTCGTGTTTTACTAAGCGGTGGATGACAAACATATCGTCGCACCTGTTTAAAAATGCCTTCCCTCCTTCTATATGATCTTTCATTGGTGGCTTTAAGTGTCCCTTCCATATATGCGTGTCAGGGTACAAGTTGCCACTCCTACCGCTTTCAGTATTCGGGTGCGTGTTTATGTACAAAGTCTTACCCGTTTCGTTGACAAATTGTCGTGCGTTGTTTAAAAATTGGTAGTTACCTTCATAACCCATTTGCCTATCTAAACCAGTATACGGGTCTATTAAACAAACTTGTGCTTCGCTTTTTCTAAATATAGTAAAAAGTTCTTCAGGTTTGTATAGCTTAGAATTGTCTACGAAGTCAAAGTATTGTTCTAAGTAAGCGGAATGCGTTTGTACTTCTGCTATCGAAAGTTCTTTAAACTTCTTACCCGTGTAAATTTGTATTAAGTCCCTTAGAATTTGTCCGTATTGGTTTTCTCCACTCCACATACAAAATGTTAGTCCGTGTTTTAGTGCCAACGAAAGGAAGTACCAATTTATCCAGTACGACTTGCCTACGTTGTCGTGTCCTAAAATAATATTTAGTTGTTTAGGTTTGTAGCGTAGGTAGTTATCCATACTACAGCCAAGTCCAAGACCTTGTTTTATTTTTCCTTCTCGGTAGTCAAGTAAGTATTGTAAGTATTGTCCTTTGTTGTTTAACATTTTCTTGGGTCTTTTTCGTATCCTAATTCTATAGCTTTTTTTACAAGCGGGTCTAAGTCATCGTAATTAATTTTATAGGCGGGTAGTGGTTCGTTTTTCTTTAGCCACTTTTTTGCAGTCAAATATAAACTTTTAAACTTCTTATTGTCTTTGTAGTTTTCAATAGCGTCTAAAATGTCGTTAACTTCTTCTTCAGGGTATTGTAAAATAAGTTTGTTGTATTCGTCTTTTGACATAGATAAGTGAGCGAAGCTCCTATATATATCTTTAACTATAACTATATCTTTAACTATAACGGCATTTTTGGTATGCGGTCGTATGCGGTCGGATGCGGTCGCATTCCATCGTTTGTCTGCGTTCTCTTTATTCCTTTGTCGTATACCTTCGTATTTTTGTAAGTCACGCTTTAAAGTTTGCTTTATAGGTTCAAAAGCTATTTCAGTAAGCATATCTTCAGCTACTGGTTCTTGGTCGTTTACATACCGTAAAACGTGCTTAAATAACTTACCCGCTTGTTCGTCNGTTAACTTTTCTATTGTATGGATAATGTCGCAGTACAATAAGAAACCTTTTTTATCTTGTGCCATAATTATTGTGTATAAAAAAAGCCTCCTAAAATCCACAGGCTCTCACTTCTGTTTCATTTAAAAGGCTAATAACTTCTTTAAGTTCTATAATGTGAGAGCGAACCGTTTGCAAATATAATAAAACTATTCTAAATAACTAACTCTTTTAAAAAAATAATTGTCGTTTATTATTTTCTTTTTTATGTCTTGAAGTTCCGTAGTGTTTCTACATTCCAGTACATCGGTTATAAGTTGCGTACCGTTGTATTTTTGTCCGTCTTTTTCTATTAGGTCTACGTTTACTTTTTTAGGCACATAGAATATTTCTCGGTACTCCTGCACGTTATGCTCGTACAAATCGTCTTTAAACTTTTGGTAAGCGTAATGATGCTTTATTCCGTTAATTATTGTAGCGTGTGTTTTATTAAATATAGCACCTATTTGTACTAAAGACATTCCTTCTTTACTTAACATTGCATACAAGTAGCTTCTTTTGTCTATGAAACATCGGTAGCGTGACTTTGTTATTAGTCCGTCTTTTTCTATTAGTTGCATTATTTTTTCAATCTTGTTTTCCATAAATTATTATTATTATTGTTTCAAAAATTAGGTTAAAAATTGCTTTCATTGTGTGCTTATTATATTATACTGTTGTGTGC